ATACCTGGTAACCACGATGTATATTACAAGAATACTAATACGCTCAACTCGCTAACTCAGGTGCTTGGTCAATATTCTGATCGTATTCATATTCACATGGATCCAATTGATAAAGACTTTGATGGACTAAGTATTGGATTCTTGCCATGGATGACTCAGGACAATCACGATCAATGCATGGAATTCATTGCTAAATCTAAATCATCTATTTTAGTTTCTCACCTAGAATTGAAGGGGTTTGAAATGGGTAAAGGTTTGCCTGTCGCTTCGCATGGCTTGAATACGAGTCTTTTCTCTCGTTATGAGATGGTTCTATCTGGCCACTATCATACAAAATCTACAAAGGACAACATATGTTATCTTGGCACACAGATGGAGTTAACGTGGTCAGACGCTGGAGATCCAAAATACTTCCACACTATAGACACACAAACTCGTGAATTAACACCAATACGAAATAAACATGTACTTTTTCGCCGGATAAGGTATAATGATCTAGAGACAGAAACCATAACCAAAGCAGATATCAGTGGAACATACGTAAAAATCGTAGTTGTTTCAAAGAAAGACCTTTATGAATTTGACAAGTTTATCGACCGAGTACAATCTTACGAGCCTTTTGAGGTTAAAATCGTTGAAACCTTTGATGAATACGCAGGGGAAAATGTTAGTGATGATGACGTATCTACATTCGATACACCTACATTGCTTAATACCTATGTCGATTCTATAGAAACTGATCTGCAATCTGATAAACTTAAAACCATGCTTCACGAATTGTTTGTAGAAGCACAACAAATGGAATCTATATAATGTTAACGTTCGAATCTATATCATATAAGAATTTCCTCTCAACAGGAGATACACCCACGGTCATACCGCTAAATACCGATTCTGCTACTCTAGTAGTAGGTGCAAATGGTGCTGGCAAATCTACGATGCTTGACGCCATTTCGTATGCGCTATTTGGTAAACCACACCGTAACATCAATCGGCCACAGCTTGTCAATAGCATTAACAACAAGAAGCTACTTGTCGAAGTAAAGTTCTCTCTCGGATCAAATAACTACCGAGTTGTTCGAGGAATGAAACCTAATATCTTTGAGATCTATCATAACGATACACTTCTCAACCAAGAATCACATAGCCGTGATTATCAGAAGGTTCTTGAAACGAATATTCTAAAGTTGAATCACAAATCCTTTCATCAGGTTGTTGTACTTGGTTCAAGTAACTTTGTACCATTCATGCAGTTACCTTCATATCAACGGCGTAACGTGATTGAGGATCTTCTTGATATTGGTATCTTTACTAAAATGAATACACTTATCAAGGATAGGTATTCAAAGATGAAGAGCGATATAATTGACACAGATCAGCAACTTAGTATTATTAAAGAGCAGATCGTTCTTCAATCAAGGCATATCGCAAATTTGAAGAATATCGATATTCAGCAATCTACTAAAGCGCTTAAGCAAATCGAGTCGATGCAGTCAGAAGTTGACTTACTTCAAAATAGAAATAATGATCTACAGTCGAAGCACGATAAGATTGCTCCATCTCGCCTAGCTGATAAGAACTCTGCTATTGAGAACCAAAACTCGCTTGTTGGCTATAAGATTCAAATCAATACAAACGTCTCAAAGATTGTGAAGGATGCAATGTTCTATGAGAATAACGATTGTTGCCCAACATGTGATCAGCTAATTACTGCTGAAGTTAAAGGCGTTAAGAAAGCTGAAGCTCAAGAAAAAGCACAGAGCTTGAATCATGGATTGCAGCTATTAGAAGAAAAGATCGCAGCAGCAAATAAGGTATTTGATTCTACTAATGAAGCATATAACGCGATAAACGATCTTCTGTCTGATATTAGATCTAACCAAAGTCTGATTGGTAATCTGCATAAACAGATATCTGATCTGCAAACACAGGAAAATGCCGAGAACGAACTGACCGACACAAAGGCGGCAGAATTAGACTTAGATAGCCGAAAGGTTCAATACGAGAACGCTCTAAGTAATAAATCGTCTCAGCTCGAAACACGTTCATACTATGACGCTATCGGAGAAATGCTTAAGGATACTGGTATCAAGACAAAAATCATTCGTCAGTATCTTCCAGTAATGAACAAGCTTATCAATAAGTATCTTAATATATTGGACTTCTTTGTTAAGTTTGACTTAGACGAGTCATTTAACGAGACCATCAAATCTCGCCACAGAGATGAATTCTCGTATGCCTCATTTTCAGAGGGTGAAAAATCACGGATTGATTTAGCGTTGCTTTTCGCATGGAGGCAGATAGCAAAGATGAAGAATTCTGCTAACACAAATCTCCTCATTCTCGATGAAACATTTGACTCATCTCTTGATGTAGACGGAGTAGATAATCTGCTTAAGATCCTATATAGTCTCAAGAAAGACACCAACGTTTTTATCATCTCTCACAAGAAAGATGTTCTCGATGGCAAATTCCCAAGTAGAATTGAGTTTGAAAAGGTTAACAACTTCAGCAGAATACGCAAAAATGGATCCATATAAGAAAGACATCGCACGTAATATAATTGCCCTTACTCGTCTGAGACAGGAACTAGATCCACAACAGGTTGATGATGGTATCTTTAGAGCGTATTTTACTAATACACTGGCACCATCATTTAAAAGCGAGTACGGCATGAAGCTCAGTTACGGTAAATATGAGAGCATAATTAAGCGCGCATCTGCAATTTTGTGACTTTCTCAACAGTTTTTTCGTAGTGTGCCTAAGCGGCTGATTAACAACTAGATATTGCTGTTTTACTTTTAATCAAAGTATGGTATAATAGATCTATAACAGTTAGTTAACGCTTATGACAAATATATTAGATCTCCAAAATCAATCCTCTCTGGCCAAATTATTGGCTACTGAGAACATCACTGTCACTCACAGTAATTCCTTAGCGACCGCATACTTTGATGTTAAGAATCGTGTGCTAGGTCTTCCAGTTTGGAAAGATCAAGGTAAGGTTGTTTATGACATGCTTGTCGGCCACGAAGTTTCCCATGCTCTTTATACTCCTCAGAAGGAGTTCTCTGAATTCCTTGAAGCTGAAGGTCGCTCTCACTTTGATATCCTCAATATCGTTGAAGATATTCGTATTGAGCGACTTATCAAATTAAAGTACGCAGGTATGCCACGCATCTTCAACGGTGCTTATAAGAAGCTTGTAGAATCTGACTTCTTCAAGGTTGAAGGCAAAGACTTTAACGAATTAAACTTTATTGATCGCCTCAACCTTCACGCCAAAATCGGTCCTTACGCAAACATCCCTCTCTCAGAGGAAGAACGTGCTCTTTATAATAGGTGCATGAAAGCAGAATCCTTTGAAGACGTTGTTGATCTTTATCACGAAATCAAAGCTTTTACTGAAGAAGAAGCTAAACAAAAAGCCGAAGACAAAGAATCTGAAGACGAAGAATCTGAAGACGAAGAATCTGCCGAAGATCAAAATTCAGAAGAAGGAGATGAAACTACTGACGACGAAGAGTCTAAAGATAGTGCTGAATCATCCAACTCTGCTGACGACGGCGAAGAATCATTTGCTAATGACACTGACGATACTGAAGAAGACAGCGATGCTGATACTTCTGAAGGAGTTGAAAGTGATACCGACTCTGTAGAAGAATCACTCACTAGCGCATCAGACGAAGGTGCTGGTGGTGATTCATCCTCCTCAGCAGGTGAAGATCTTGAGCCAACTCATAAGTCTGAAACACAAGAGGCATTTAAGAAAGCTATCAATGATGACGCTGCGGACAACGGCAGCAAAGTTATTGCATTGATGCCAACAAAGAAGAATATCGAGCAACATATCATCCCTTATAATACTGTATTAAAACGTCGACCAAGTCTTAGATCGGCACTTGCAAACTACTACGATCTTCCTGAAGATATTGATTCAGAAGTTGCCAACATCAACTCTAAGCTCATTGACTTTAAGAAGAAAACAAATAAAAAGGTTGCCGTTCTTGTTAGAGAGTTTGAACGTCGTAAAGCTTCATACCAGTATTCTCGAGCACAAGAGTCACGACGCGGATCTTTGGATGTCAATAACTTACATAAGTACAAATACGACGATCAAATTTTCCAAACTACTACACGATTGGCTGATGCTAAGAGTCACGGCATGATTTTCTTTGTTGACTATTCAGGCTCAATGAACAGTGTTCTTCGCGATGTCTTAGAGCACACTCTCAATTTAGTACAATTCTGTAAGAGAGTTGGCATACCATTTGAAGTTTATGGCTTTACTTCTGACTATCGTGAAATATGCGATCTTGACAATAATCAATCTAATCTCGAATTTGACATGTCTGGCACAATGATCTTCGAGTTATTCTCAAGCAGAATGTCAAAGGCAGACTACGACAAAGCTTTTGTACAAGTTTCACAACAGATCTTATTGTCGACCCGCAGCTTTTCTCAACATGCTTGCTCACAATACGAATGGCTTGGAGGCACACCTCTAGACGCAACTCTCCTAGCAGCACAGCACATTGTAAATAAGTTCAATAAGCGATACTCAGTACAAAAGACAAACGTTATTATACTCAGCGACGGCGAGTCTCATCGCTGCGAACCAAAGGGTGCTAGCTATCGTACAAGATCGTACTTGACAAATATCAATGGCAAACAATACGATATACCAAAACGTAGTATGACTGCGCACCTAACTAGAATCTTATCTGAAACAACTGGAGCAAACCTCATTGGATTCTTTCTTCCACAGGGTAACAGATCAATTCGCATCCAATTGTCCGGTATGACAGCTTCTATGTGGGACGATATGAATACTAAAGTGCGGAAATATAAGAAAGACGGTTTCGCTGTAGCGCACAATGTTAAAGGGTACAACTCATACTTCTTGCTTCCATCAGATGTTCAAATCTCAGATGACGAATTCAAATTCGGTTCTGATTCAGTTGATGTAACTGATAGTCGAGCAGCACAGACAAAGCTTGCTCGCGACTTCGCTAAGCACAATGTTAAGAATCGCCAAAGCCGCATCATCTTAACTAAATTCGCAGAGCTAATTGCTTAACGCATTTTCTAATTTTTGCGCAACCCTTTATATAAAGTGCATAACTCAATGCAATTCAATAATATAAACCATTGTACAAATCGTCCCAACATGGTATAATAGACCTATAACAGTTAATTAGTATACATTATGAAAAAAGAACAACTCACTCAAACACTCAAGTCACTCGGAAAATCCTCATTTCGCAATCAGGAAATTCTTGCTATCGCCGCTGAAAATGGCATAGCGCACAACGAGGCGTATAAGATTATTCACAGCATGTATAAAGTTGCTCGTGGAGTCTATTCGTTCGATGCTCCTTCAGTATCGCCTACACCACCTTCGCCTGCACCGCAGTCAGCAGTGATTGCTAACCACGTAGAACTTAGAGGAGTCTCCTCTGTCTCTGACGACGAGATCTATGTTCCAGCCGTGGACCCAACATTTATCAAGTGGGGAGAGTACAATACGATCATGAAGATTCTCAAGTCGAATCTCTTCTTTCCAGTGTACGTCTCTGGACTCTCTGGAAACGGTAAGACAATGATGATCGAACAAGCCTGCGCGAAAGCAAAGCGTGAATATGTTCGAGTTCAAATCTCGCCTGAAACTGACGAAGATGATTTGATTGGTGGCTTTCGCCTCATCAATGGTGAAACAGTCTTTCAAAAAGGACCGATCATCAAAGCGATGGAACGTGGATGTGTTCTCCTCATTGACGAGATTGATCGTGCTACGAATAAGATCATGTGTCTACAAGGTGTACTTGAAGGCAATCCAGTTCTGCTAAAGAAAACTGGTCAAGTGATCACCCCTGCCCCCGGTTTTAACGTGATCGCTACAGCCAATACTAAGGGTCGTGGCTCAGACGATGGCCGATTCACTTCAGCTTCGATCATTGACGATGCATTCCTTGAGCGATTCGTTTGTGCGATTGATCAAGAATTTCCTAGTCCAGTCATCGAGAAGAAAATCGTTATGGCGCATATGAGTAAGTTCGGTGTTGAAGCAGAAGAGTTTGCTGATAAGCTTATAGCTTGGTCGAACGTTATTCGCAAGACGTTTGAAGCTGACGGTGTAGATGATATCGTCTCTACTCGCCGTCTATGTCACATCGTTAAGACGTACTCTATCTTTGAGGATCGAGCAAAGTCTATTTCAATGTGCATCAGTCGCTTCGATGATGATACGCGTACAGCGTTCTTAGACCTCTACACCAAGATTGACGAGAGTCAACTTACTGAAGACGGCGAAATCATAGAACCATCGTTTGGAGGTACAGAAGAAGTCGCACCATTTTAACAATTTGCGGTGGAGACCGCATGTCATAACTAGCTAACTGAAAAAGTCCTATTCCTCGGGGGAGCCTGAGGAATAGGCAACACTTTAAAATATGAATAAAGGAATAAAATACGACAACTACAAACCAGACTATAGTCTAATTCCGCCTAATGCGTTAGATGACGTGGCGAGGGTACTAACCTATGGAGCAACGAAATATGATCGAGATAATTGGAAAGAACTTGAAAATTTGGATGATCGTTATTTTGCTGCAGCGCAACGTCATCTATGGGCACTTCGTAAAGGAGAGACTCATGACGACGAGACCGGAGTTCATCATGGAGCGCATGCTATTTGTTGCATAATGTTCTTAATAGAATTTAGCTATGTACAAAACAACAAAAACAAGGTATAATAATATATTATGAAAATCAGTAAAGAAACACTAGAAGTGCTGAAGAATTTTTCAGCTATCAATCCTAATCTCGTTATCGAACAAGGTAACAAATTAGCGTCCATCGCCGAGGCCAAAAATATTATGGCTTCGTGTACCGTCCAAGAAACCTTTGATAAGGATATTGGTATCTATGACTTGAATGAATTCTTGTCTGCTCTCTCGCTAATTGAAGATCCTGAGTTTGACTTTGGTGATAGTTGTGTGACTATCAAATCTCCTCTTACGTCGCTTACATATCGATATGCTGATAAGTCTATTCTTACATCTCCAGAGCGTGCAGTGAATATGCCTGAAGCTGAAGTCAATGTAGATCTTACATCTGAAGTGATTGGCCACGTCCGCCGAGCAGGTGCAGCACTAAATCATCCAGTAGTGTCGATTACTACAAACGCAGGAGATAGTAAACTGTATTTGCAAGTTAAAGATCCAAGCAATAGCTCTTCGAACATCTGGCAACAAGAGATCGCTTCAACGTACGATCCAGAAGCTGCCTTTGATTTTCAGTTCCTAATCTCTAATCTAAAACTAATCTCGGGCGACTATCAAGTTGCGGTCAGTTCTAAACTGATTTCGCATTGGAAATGTGTCAGCAATAGTCCAGTTGAATATTGGATTGCTCTCGAGAAAACTTCCGTTACGTAATAACACAAACAAACAATACATATATATAATCATATGAGTGAAGAAACAACAGTAGAAACCCCGGAAACCCCGGAAGTAAATGAACCACAAATCAGTCTTGCTGATTTTAGCGCTGCATTGCAAGTAATTGATGTATGCACTAGCCGCGGAGGATTTCGCGGTGAAGAACTATCGTCAGTTGGCCAATTGCGCGATCGCCTCGAGGCTTTCGTAAAATTCCACGCTCCTGCCGAGGCAGATGCGGGTGAAGATGCTCCAGAAGCTGAAACCGCCGCTGAGTAGATAGATCGACCTGAGCAAGTCATTCAAACTGCTCATCCTTTTTTGTAGTTTACAAGTGTAAGCATTAATGTTAGAATATATATTATGAACGAATTTTTATGGGTCGAACAATATCGACCAAAGTGTATCGCAGACTGTATCCTCCCTGATTCTTTGAAGGCTACATTCACTGCCATTGTTAAGCATGGCGAATTACATAATATGCTCTTATCTGGCACAGCTGGTTTAGGTAAGACTACAGTTGCTAGAGCGCTGTGCAATGAGTTAGGCTTAGAGTATCTCTTGATCAATTCATCTGAGGAGAGCGGCATCGATGTTCTTCGTTCAAAGATCAAGCAATTTGCCTCAACCGTATCATTACACGGTGGCAAATACAAAGTAGTTATCCTCGACGAGGCTGATTACTTAAATGCTTCATCAACACAACCAGCGCTGCGCGGCTTCATTGAGGAGTTTAGTTCTAACTGCCGATTTATCCTTACGTGCAATTTTAAGAATCGCATCATTGAGCCTCTCCATTCGCGTTGCTCAGTTATCGAGTTCAATACTAATAAGAAGCAACTCGCTGGATTAGCTGGTCAGTTCATGAAGCGGCTTCAAACTATTCTTGACGAAGAAGGTATTAAGTACAACAACAAGGTGATCGCTGACCTCATTATGCGCTATGCTCCAGACTGGAGACGTGTTCTTAACGAGTGCCAACGGTATTCCGCGTCAGGCGAAATTACTCCTGATATCCTTATAGGCATGTCTGATCAAAACGTTGCTCAGCTCATCTCACATCTCAAGACCCGAGACTTTAAGAACATGCGCAGTTGGGTAACAAACAATTCAGACGTTGATTCATCTGTTATCTTTCGAAAGATATATGATTCTCTATATGACTACGCCGAAGGCCAATCTATTCCGAGCATCATTCTCATCTTAGCTGACTATCAGTATAAAGCGGCATTTGTCAGCGACAGAGAACTAAACATTGTTGCTTGCTTAACGGAGATTATGGCATCATCTCAGTGGAAATAGTATGAGTAAACTATCACCATTTGATTTTATCAAGAGCATCAATACGCATGGTCCTGATTTGCTAAAAGACTGTAAAGCGTATGAAGGCGAAGAGTTAGCTGGTCCAGACTCTCCATCTAAGCAATACGTCCCGTTCATAATCAACCGTGGATTCTCGCAGTTCAATGATACAGTCTTACTTGTTAACGAACTTAATATTCGCCATCAGCTTCCAGCCAAAATGCAA